GTATTCTAGGAGGAATATAACATGGCAAACACAACATTTTCAGGACCGGTAAGATCGGAAAACGGTTTTGATATAATCAACAAAAATGCAACTGGCACAATAATTACTGATGAATCACTTCAAGTACTTGAAGCTTCAATCACAGTTGCAGCGGCAGCAACAACAGGAACTAGTACTTTACCTATTCCAAATAACTTCGTACCTCTATCTGTACAACTTATTGTTACAGAAGCGTCTACAAATGCAGTTAACATAACTGACTTTGGACCATCAGCGGATCCTAATGGTTATTTAGCAGCGGTAGCAGTTGCAACTAACGCAACTGGTTTTAAAGGAACTTTTGTTCCTAATGGTGCAGAAGGACTTGTAACTTTAGGCGGTGGAACAACTGCTGTAAGAGAACTTCCAGCAACTTTAACAGTTACTTTAAGTGCAGTACCAGGAGCCGGAACAGGTTCATCTGCTTTAACAACTATCAAAGTTAAAGTATTTGGATTTGCAAATACTTCTGATACAGAGTAATAATTAATTAATCTATGCTTCTACCCTCGTGGAAGCATAGAATTAAACTAAAAGGAAAAAAATATGGGATATGCAGGTGGCGCAACGCCAGTAAACCAATTCTACACAGAAGGCAGTTCAACTGTAAGAAATAAAGCAGGAAGTGCTACAGCAGCAGGACCTACTATTTATTTAAAAGGAGTTACAATTAATCCTTCAGCAAATACTTGTCATGTAAAAATATATGATGGGTCAAGCAATGGTGGTATTTTAATCTACGAACAGAAATGTTTAGATGGAGAAATGTATCAAGAGTATATTGCAGCTGTAGGTATTAAAGCTCAAAATGGTCTTTTTGTTGAACTAGTAGCTGGAACAACTTCTGTCGCAGTAATTTGGCAGTAAAAGGAGGTTAATGACTACTTCCGGAACAATAACATTCAATCCACCGATTGATGAAATCATTGAAGAAGCGTATGAGAGAACTAATATACGTGGAACTCGTACTGGTTATCAATTAAAAAGTGCTAGACGTTCATTAAATATATTATTTTCTGAATGGGCTAACAGAGGTATTCAGCTTTGGGAAATAAAACAAGCTTCAGTTAATCTTGTTCAAGCTCAAGCAACTTATAGTACGGCAGCAGCTAGCACAGGTTATCCAACAGATATAAGCGATGTATTAGAAGCATGGATTAGAAATAATTCTAGTGGAACATCAGCAGATGTATCTTTAACTAAAATAGATAGATCACAATACGCAGCCATTCCAAACAAACAAGCACAAGGTACACCTTCTCAATATTATGTAGATAGATTAATCGCACCTACTGTAACTCTTTACACTACACCAAGTTCAAGTTTTTCAAGCGCAGGCACACCTACTAATTTTCAATTATGTTTTTTTTATTTAGCTAGAATTCAAGATGCTGGAGCTTATACAAATAATGCAGATGTAGTTTATAGATTTTATCCATGTATGATTTCTGGTTTAGCTTATTATTTAAGTATTAAATATTCTCCTGATAGAACAGAAGGATTAAGATTATTATATGAAGATGAATTAGCTAGAGCTTTAAATGAAGATAGCCAAGGAACATCTTCTTTCATTACACCACAAACATTTTATGGAGATGGAGTATAATGGGAGTATACGCAACAGGTAGATATGCATACGCAATTTCTGATAGATCTGGATTAAGATTTCCATATTTAGAAATGGTAAGAGAATGGAATGGTTCATTAGTTCACTACTCAGAGTATGAAGCTAAACAACCACAATTAGATCCACCTTGGGTAGGCGGGGATGCACAAGCATTATTAAATCCAAGAGTACAAAGAGCTTCAACAGCAGCTTTAATTTTATTAGGTGACAATCCTTTTACTACAGTTATTTCTGGAGGAGTAACTTTTGTAAATGTTTATTCACTTGATCATCAAAGAAAAACAGGAGATGTTGTAAGATTAAGAGGTCCTGCTGCACAAAATGCAAGTCCTGGTTCAGGTGGAGCTGACGCAAGAAATTTACAATTTTTTCAAGCTATTCCTAATATTGATGGAGTTACGGATATAGATAAAGCAGCTGGTTTTACTATTACTATTGGTAAAAAAAATTCAGACGGATCAGTTACAGTTGCTCCCACTTCTACCCCTACAGAAATTTTAACTACACCTGAAAGTTTTTTCTTTTTTACTAGTGCAGATACTGCTACAACAGGAGGAATTTCAGGAGGAGGACAAGCATGTTCAGCAGGTCCTGTAACATTAAAGGCATTATAATATGGCATACACTTTAGCAAATTTACAATCAGATATTAGATCATACACAGAAGTAGCAAGTAATGTTTTAACAGACGCTATTTTAAATACTATAATTAAAAATGCTGAAAATGATATTTACAGATCAGCAGATTCTGATGAAGAAAGATTTTACGCGACATCTAATTTAACATCTGGAAACAGATATGTGAGTATTCCTTCAGATTTAAGATTTATTAGATATGTACAAGTTACTGATTCTGCTGGAGATCAAGTTTATTTAGAACCTAGAGATACAAGTTTTATGGCTGAATATTATTCTACACCTAATACTTCTTCTACAGATGTTCCTAAATATTATGGGAACTGGGATGCTACAACTTGGGTTATAGCTCCTACACCAAATGCTAATTATGCAGTAACTTTAGCTTATAATAAAGAACCTGTAAGTTTAACAGATTCTTCAGTAAGCTCAGCAGGAACTTATGTATCGAATAAATATCAAGATATGTTGCTTTACAAATGTTTAGTAAATGCATATGCATACTTGAAAGGACCACAGGATATGCTACAATACTACAATCAGGCATATGAAAAAGCTTTAATGACGTATGCGGTTGAACAACAAGGCCGTAGACGGAGAGACGAAGACAGCGATGGAGAAATTCGTACTCAATTGGTATCAGAGTCTCCGTCAGCTTATGGTAACAGAAGAGGAACAAGTTAACACAAAGGAGAAAATAAATGGCAAATATAGTACCTTTCGCTTTTAAAGGAGAACTCATGTCTGGAACTCACAATTTCAGTGCAGGAGGTAATACTTTTTTTCTAGCGTTGTATACGTCAAATCCATATTCAACAGCAAGTACAGTTTATGATACAACTAATGAAGTATCAGGATCAGGTGGTTCTAACTATACAGCTGGTGGAAAACAATTACAAAACCAAGCAGTAGGAGCTTCAACAGCAACTACTACAGTTGATTTTGATAATTTAACATGGGGAGCAGCAACAACAGGCGCTGCAACTTTTGGAGCGGCGTTTGCAGCAATCTATAATTCAACTAATTCAAATAAAATAGTTGTAGTTTTAGATTTTGGTGGAACAAAAACGGCAACGAATGGTGATTTCACTATTGCGTTTCCTAGTATTGCAACACCATCTAATGCAATTTTAAGTTTAACATCATCATAGGATTTTAAATAATGGCTTTAGTTTTAAATGATAGAGTAAAAGAAACTAGCACGACTACTGGCACAGGAGCCATAGCTCTTGCCGGAGCGGCAACTGGTTTTGTTACTTTTGCAACAGGTATCGGTAATAACAATACAACTTATTATACTATTCATAATCAAGGTACTAATGAATGGGAAGTAGGTCTTGGTACGTTAGACGGTACATCAGCAAATTTAACAAGAACAACTGTAATCACATCTTCAGATGGTGGTACAGCTGTTAACTTTAATACAGGAACAAAAGATGTTTTCTGTACTCTACCTGCAGTTAAAACTCCAGACATGACATTAACAACAACAGGAGATGTATTATATGCATCTGCTGCCAACACACCAGCGAGACTAGCATTAGGATCAGCTGGCCAAATATTAGTTGTCAACGCAGGAGCAACAGCTCCTGAATGGGCAGCCAATGATAAAGCATCGGAAGGATTTGCAGTTGCAATGGCAATTGCATTATAAGTAAAAGGAAACAATGGCACAAAATTTTAGAAGACATACAGCAAATGCAGTTGGAACATCAGCGGTTGAATTATTTCAATCAAATGGTTTTGATTGTGTTGTAGGTATATCTTTATCTAATGTACTAGGAACAGCTATTAATGCTACAGCTTATATCAATGATGGATCAAACAACATCTCTATAATAACAACAGCTCCAATTCCAACAGGATCATCTTTACAAGTTTTAGATGGTGGCGCAAAATTTGTTATGCAAAACGGAGACAGATTATTTGTTCAAAGTGATACCGCTTCATCAATTGATGTATATATTAGTATAGTAGATGATATTAGTAGTTAAGGACAGATATGGCATACATAGGCAACAGGCCTGCGAATCAAGCTCTAACAGCTAATGATATTGCAGATGGAATAGTAACTAATGCGAAGTTAGCAGGTAGTATTAGTAACGATAAGTTATTGCCTATTCAAAATGCTGCATTACAAAATAGTTCAGTTACATATAATTCTGTTACAGTTGCTTTAGGAGCTTCAGGTAGTATTGATGTAGGAGATCCCGCTCCAACATTTACTTCAATTAGTCCATCTGTTATTGACAATCAAGCTACAAACATTACAATTACAGGAACAGGTTTTGCATCTATTCCTCTTGTTGAAGCAGTTAATTCTACAAGTGGAGCAAGGATTACAGCTTCAGCTGTAACATTTACTTCTGCCACAACTTTAGTAGCAACATTTACAGTTTCAATTGATGGAACATATTTTATTCACGTTCAAAATCCAGATGGATCAGCAGTTAATTCTGGAGCAGTATTAACAGTTTCTGATGGACCTGCATGGTCAACTGGAGCAGGAACTCTTGGAACTTTTGCAGCAGGCGCATCTATCTCAGCTACAGTTACAGCAACAGGAGACGCCCCAATTGCATACTCTAAAACAAGTGGTACATTTCCTGGAGGTTTATCTTTAAATACATCTACAGGTGTGATATCAGGTACAGAGAGCGGAGCAACTGCTACAACAGAATATTCGTTCACGATCCGTGCTTCAGATGCACAATCGCAAACAGCTGACAGAGCATTTAC